AACGGAGTCATTCCAAAAATGCTTGTACAAGAGCAATTTGACAGGATTTTATTTAGAGATGTTGTGGAAGAAATTTTCTCAGCACCTACAAAAGAACAGTCATTAGAAGTAATTGATCAGTATTCAAAGTTTTGGATGAGTATTCCAGGTACAAGAGGTGCTATTGGTAAAAAGACTGTGAACGCAAGTACACACTTTAATGCACTTTTTGATGTTGAAGACTCTGTTACTATTGAAGAAGATGTACTAGATGAAACTAAACTGGAGGATTTAGAAGATGAGCAACTACACGGAGCAACACGATAAAATAGCTGTGCATTTACAAGAATTATACAAAAAACATAGATCACTTGACGAAGAGATAAAAATGTTGTATAATAAATTTGAAAGCGAACAAATACTTAATCGCATGAAAACACAAAAACTTTGGCTTAAAGATGAAATACATCGGCTAGAGACTGAACTTAAACAACTAGGATAAAACATGTTATTAGAATCATCATACAAAGAAGGCGATACAATTAGTTTCAAAACTGTAGCAGGCGAAGAAATTGTTGCACGTCTAGTAAAAAAAGACACTACACATATTAAAGTTAAAAAGCCTATGGCACTTACAATGACTAAAGAAGGATTGGGTATGGTTCCGTTTACATTTACTGTAAGTCCTGATACTGAACTAGAAGTAAATTTAACTACTATTGTGTTTATTGCAAAAACTGAAACAACTATGGCTAATCAATATATTGAATCAACAACAGGGATTAAACTAAAGTAATGAAACGAGATTACAAAAGCGGCGTAAGTGATACTCCTATATTCTTTACAGGCGTAGAAGTTGAAAAGACCCCTGCGTTTGGATTACAAACACTATTTGTTACAGGTATACAACCTTGTGATGTTATACAAAAACATTACGATGAAGAACAGTGTGAACACATCTTTTTTGGTGCTAATCACAGTTTTAATCCAGGTACAAACTTTCCAGAAGATGCAGATCAATGGACACCTTGGGAAAATATGATTACCGCATTTCTAACAGCAGGTAAATTGTGTAGTCTAGATATTCCTATTGCACTTGCTGAAGCATTTCTCGAATCAGGTTTAATTGAATACGATAACTTTATCCCACAACTTCGCGTTCCATTGCCTTACGCTAAACTGTGGAACTATAACACTATGTTAAAGATTGATGACAAAGACTTTAAGGCAACTAATCCAGGCGTATGGTGTCATAGTCTACATGACCTAATGGACCGAGACAAGTTTACTGACTGGTCAAAATATGGATCTGATAAAGTTATAAAATGAATATTGTGGTTGCCGGATGTAGTTGGAGTGCAGGTTGTCCTGAACAACCATACTCCTGGGTAGAAGCCCTTGCTGAAATTATGCCAAAACATAATTTTTACAACTATGCATATCCTGGTAACAGTTTACTTACTAGTTTACATTTATTAAACATTGCAAAAGAACAGGTAGACATCCAGAAAGTAATCTTTCAATTAACAACTCCTACTAGATTAAGTTTTGCATTAGACATTGATCGGTTAGATGTTAACTATTACCAAACTTCGGACAACTATTATAGTATTCCAAAAGAACTAGACATGGTAGCACTTACACCAGGTGCTGTTTTTGATAATATGTCGAGTGATAATGAATTTATTAAATTTGGTAAAATGTACTACAAATACTTTAGTAATGATAGTTATACAGATATAACAACCACAGCGTTAATTGACTTAATTAAGAAAACGTCACATATACAATTTTTTCACACTATACCTAAATACAAATATCCATTTCCAATAATAGAAGAAATGATGGACTTTGAAACACATGTTATTGATAATGGTAAGCATTTTAGTGTAGAGGGTGCTAAAAAACAAGCAAAAATAGTAGAAAAATGGTTAGAAAACAATTGACAACACAACTAAAAGAAGGTATACTAGTACTATGAATGATGTCACAATAGAAAATAACGATCCTAAAAACGAAAGATATTATGATTATATGTTACGTAGGACCAAAGAAGAGGATATGATAATGGCAAAGCAAAACGCTACAGATAATGCACAAGGTGTACATATGTACCCTGGCGCAGATACTGATCCAAAATTAGCAACCGGCGATTGGGATGACGTATCATTCCTTGGTATTCCACATCGTCATATTTTTCACTTTAAAGTTCGTATTCAAGTATTTCATAACGATCGTGACATTGAGTTTATTCAATTTAAACGTTGGATGCAAAGATTGTATGATGTTGAAGGCGTACTAGAACTTAATCACAAGAGCTGTGAAATGATTGCAGATGACTTGTATCAAGAAATTTCTACAAAATACCCAGGCCGATTTGTAGAAATCAGCGTAGCTGAAGATAATGAAAACGGCTGTTCCATTTACTACCCGAAACCCTAGTGCTATTGAGAAGAGAGAAACAAAAATGGCAATTGAATTTAATCGTGATGCGTATACTAAAGTGTTTAACGACTTGGATAAATTCCGCGACTACTGTCGCTTTGAAGGTAAGGTCTTTGATGAAAAGGATCTTTATAAACATGATGCGCCTGTATGGATTGCATACAATAAGCATCAAGGATGGCTTCGTGCAAAAGCACGTAATGCTGGTACGAAGTTTAATAATAGGAGAAACTAATGACTATTCATATTGTAGATATTGAAGCAGTAGACACACGTTATACTAAGCAATGGAAGGAATATCTTCCAAAGCAACTTCAACGAGCTACAAATGAAAACGTAAAAGTTATTAGTGGAGGAGAAACGCCTCAGGCAACTACGCCTGGGGCTTTTCTTAACTTTGGCGGTACTAATGTTTACAAAAGTAAACAACTAGAAACTATCGGTGAAATGTTCTGCAACGGACAAATTAAGGATGAAGATTATTTCCTATATACAGATGCTTGGAACCCTACAGTTATTCAACTTCGTTATATGGCTGAACTACTAGGTGTGAACATTCAAATTGGTGGTCTTTGGCATGCTGGCAGTTATGATCCTCATGACTTCTTAGGTAGGTTGATTGGCGATAAGCCTTGGGTAAGACATGCTGAAATGTCAATGTATGAATGTTACGATGATAACTTTTTTGCAAGTGACTTCCACATTGACTTGTTTACAGATACTATGATGGACAATTATGATGTTGACATGGACAAAGCAATTAGAGTTGGTTGGCCTATGGAGTATCTAAAGAACAGTTTAAACAGTTACAAAGGTATGGAAAAGAAAGATCTTATACTCTTTCCGCATCGTATTGCTCCTGAGAAACAAGTTGATATTTTTAGAGATCTCAAAGAGCGTTTACCGCAATACGAATTTGTTGTGTGTCAAGAACAAGAATTAACAAAGAATGAATATCATAATCTATTAGGAGAAGCTAAACTTGTGTTTAGTGCTAACTTACAAGAAACACTTGGCATTAGTTGGTATGAAGGCGCACTAGTAGATGCTATTCCTATGGTGCCTGATAGACTTAGTTACAGCGAAATGGCACTTCCGGAGTTTAAATATCCAAGTGCATGGACTGAAGACTATGATGCATACTTACATCACAGAGATAAAGTAGTTGCACAAATTGTAAACTATATGGAAAACTACGAAGATCTACTTGTTAGTTTAGACAAACAACGTACTAAACTAAACAAAGATTTTTTTAGTGGTACAGCACTTTATAAGGCGATTGCAGATGAATGATGATCAAACATTTTCTATTAACTTAAATGAAGATTATTTAACTTCCACTGGTAGCGAATATACATTCAATATAAGTGATATAACAAGTGAATCTACATATTCTAGTATCTTAAATAATTATATTGATCCTGATAGAGTAAAAGAAATGTGTGAAGAATATCCTGCACTTAAAAAAGCATGGGATAATTTTTATTCTATATATAAAATGGTCGACCAAGATTATAAAGGAAATTTTGAATCAAAAAGGGAGATATAAAAATGCAACATACAATACAACAACTAATGGACAAAGTAAGTGCAATGCACACAATCGCCATACAAGCACATCGAGAAAAATATAAAAAAGCGCCTGGTAAAGAATATGATGTAGAGTTAGTTACACACTTAGTAGATCAAATACAAGCTATGGCTGGAGACATATATAATGATAAAACTCCACATCCTAAATTAAAAGAGAAAAAATAAATGGTCAAAAAACATTATTATAGTTGGGCTGACGTAGAACGTATGTGCGTTAGTATTGTAAATCAAATGTACAAGGATAATTGGCGTCCTGATTACATTGTAGGTATTACCCGTGGTGGTAATGTGCCTGCTACTATTATTAGTAACATGACTGGCATACGTTGCGAAGCAATTAAAGTAAGTCTGCGTGATGACGATAGTGAAAGTGAAAGCAACTGTTGGATGGCAGAAGATGCATTTGGATATCATCAACAGGGTCATGGACAAGAAGGTAAAAAGATTCTTATTGTAGATGACATTAACGATACTGGTGCTACATTTAATTGGATTAAGCAAGACTGGCCTGCAGGTTGTTTACCAAATAGTCCTGAATGGGAAAAGGTTTGGGGTAACAATGTTCGTTTTGCTACACTAACAGAAAACTTAGCAAGTGAGTTTGATAAAGTAAGTTATACCTGTCACGAAATTAACAAAGAAGAAGAGGATGTATGGTTAGTATATCCTTGGGAAAACATAGGAACATATTAGAAAGGAGACTTATGTTGAAACATAGAATGGTAAATGCGGCAAGGAAACACGCTGAAGCGGAGATTGAATTGCATAAAACTAACATTGATGTCTACATGGAAAAAGTTGTAGGCATTGGCGAACATTCGGACATTATCGAAACAATTCAAAAAGAATTAGATGCTATGGCCGCGGCGCACGATAGATTAGAAATGTTAGACAAATATTTTAATGACTAACACAGATTTAAATGCATATGTAAAAGATTGGGTTAATAAACTTGATAACGCAAATGTTTGTCCATATGCTAAATCTGTATATGATAACAGTAAACTAAAATTAGTTAAATTAGATCCTCCAGAAGATGTTTATGAATTCTGGGGGGCTGTTTCAAAACAAGCAGAATTATTTGATGGATCTACCGAAGTTGTTATGGTAGCAATGCCTACTAACAAAGACATATTAAGAGACGATCAAATGATTGGTGCAACCGATAGTCTAAACGCAATGTATAGTTACAAAGGTAAGGACTTATGGTTCTTAGATGCATTTGATGATTATTGGACTATTATGTTATTACAGAAGATCACAGCATTAGATGATGCAAGTGATATCTTTCAAAAGAAAGAATATTACAAAGATTTTCACCCCTATAGATATAAAAAGTATATCGAAGGGAGAAGAAAATTACGAAACAGGTTGACAAAAACCTAAATATATTGTATAATATAAACTATTACAGGCAATCCACTGCCTTAACATCGGAGAAATGAATGAGTAAAAGTGAACAAATAAAAGCCCGTTTAGAAGACGAAGGCATTAGATATTGGGCAGGTGACAATATTAGTCATGTGTTACAAGAAGGCGACAAACAAGAATTGATTGACGAGCTTACACCTAAGTTCGAAGCAGTA